AGCATCCTTGCTAATGGCACCTATTTCATTCTGAAGAGCAAATAACTTTTCATTTATTGATTTGTTCATTCTTTCTTGTTTAGTGAAAAATTTATTTAACTGTACAATGCTAAATAAAGATTTCTACAAATCCAAAAAAAAATTAAGTTAAAGTTTCTGTTTGAGTAATATTGTTATCTCCAATCCATTTTATCTTCCTAGTCAAACCGGATATCCAACTACTACCCGTATTGTCTAGTAAATCATCACCACTAAAACTTACCTTAGCCATCTTTAAGTCCATTACAACTCTCATAGGAAAAAACTTTCCTTGACTTCCGTTTAGTGTTTCTGTGGATCCGTTAACCTTCAAAACCAATCTATCACCGTATTTATAATTACCATAATGTGTTCCATCCATTCTTCTAACAGAAATCCTATACAACTGCATATAACAAGCAGCTAATAAATGCTGCATAGTAAATCCACTTAGTTTAGTATCATCCCAATTAGTCCAACTTTTAACGGCAGAGGGTGGTGTGGATGGTTGAAATCCCACAAATACATTGGAACCCGTATTAAATAAACCCGAACCCATTTGAACTGATTTTGTTTTAATAGTGCTATATTTATTGTTTTGTGAAATTATATATTCTTGCTTTTTTGGAACAAACTTAGAATCAGTAACTAGTGGAACCAATTTAATATTACTGTAACTAACATCATATGTATTGGTATATGGGAACGGGAAAAACACTCCACTTGCATCTAAAAATTTAGCACCCCCAAAAATATACATTTCAACTTTTAATGAACTAATTGCTGAGTTCCAACCATCTGATCCGGTAATACTACAATCAAACCAATCATTTATTTTATTTGTTACTATTCTAGCTGCTGCATAATCTGCTTGAGATTCGTTAAAATCTTTTTTGAATATAGTAGCTGCAACATCAGTAGTGTCTTTGTTATCAACTGCGGGAATGCCCGTCCACTTAACTTCCCAACTATCCGTTCCACCACCACTATAATTAATAATACCCTCAATATCCCATTCAATTGATTCAATACTAGCCGATGCAGTAGTAATACTTACAGTATATTCAGCCGGAGTCATTTTACCTAAAGGAGTGCCTGTGAAATCTGCTTTTGTTATTGTATTTGTTCCATTAAGGGTTCCACTTACATACCAAGTAGGATAAGCAGTAGTTGATATTGTAACAACGTAATCTGAGTTATTAGCTGCCCTTATTGTTAAATTTGATCTAGTAAGTTCGGGGGCATAATTAGCGGTACCAATACTTAATTCGTAATCACGAACAATATTAGCTTGAGGAGGAAGAGTAGTTGGTGCATAAGATTTTAACACAAATCTCCTTGTGGCTCCTCCTATGCCAAATCCTTTTGCTCCACCTTGCCATGACAATCTTGGAGAAAAAACTACTGCTGCTGCCTCATCTCCAACTTGACTTCTTCCTAATGGACGAATCTTGGCTTCTGCCCTAAGTCCACTAATAGTAGATGAATCAATCGTGCAATCATGAGTGACAGGATAATATAATGCTTCATCATTAAAATTTATATCCATATCACTAGTACCTAAATCAACCTCAATAAATGATTTATTTAAGTTTTTAGCTTGGCTTTGACTATCATTTGATCTAAGAACAACCGCTTCTGAAGCACCACTAGGCTCCCATTCAGTAAATAAATAAACACCGGATGGATCAGATGCACCTAAATCCTTTACAGAATCAATAGTTGTGTCCGTAACCATGTTATGATCAAAATCTTGTTTTATAATTACCTCTTTTAATGGATATTGAAGAGTCATTCTTGTATTAGCTTCAATTTGAAAGAAATCTACTTCACTAGATATATATTGTCTAGCTAAATCAGAACTTTGAGTTGTTAATACATAATTAGTTGCACTTGGATCATCATCTGCCCTCCAAGTGCTTCTCTTTAAAACTACTGCACTACTATACCCCGTATTTAAAGTAAAATCAGATATCCTAACAACACACCAATTACCATCTCTTTGATATATTGTTGCACCTAAACTTTCTAGAATGTTTTGCAAAACATCTTGCATATTCATAGAATTAGATTCACCATTTAAGAATGTTTGATGATGAACTCTCGTATCATTTACGAAAGTTGTTGATAAATTTGTTGTCTCATCATTAGTTATTTTAACGTAATAATAAACATCATTAAGCACCCCTGTATTATAAATACATTTTTCTAAAACATCTGTAAGATTATGATATCCGTACCTATCATTAAATAAATTAGATGTTGCTTGAAAGACATCTAAACTATCAAAATATGGTATATCCTTTAATAAATGTAATCCATCATATGCTCTCATTTTAATCACATATGGAGGTGAGGCAAATGGCTCTGAAGTTAATTGTGTTCCTATCCAACCTTGCCAAAATAGATTATTATTCTTATATAAATAAACCTTAAATGAGTCATTTTCAGAAATAAACAATTCAGAAAAATCATCAGATAAACTTTCTTTATAAAATGAAATATCTAAATAGCTTGATCTAAGTGGAGATAAAATGTCATCTTGGACTAGGTTGTAATTAAGTTGTATTGGACTACCATTCCCCTTTAATGTCACTTCTGCGTCTGTTAAAACAAGAACATTGTAAGCAAATTGATAACCTATAACATCTATTGTTGTTAATCCCACGGTAGATGTTGTATATCCACCGTTTTCACCAACGTAATATGTTTCATTAACGCTTGTGGGGTTTTCAAAAACTCCACTAATTAAAATTTGCCCCGATCCACCTTGATTGATTCCTGTATTAGCTATGCCAATATGTGGCATTAAGGAACTAGTAGATGCTTTTGCCTTAACAACAACGCCCGATGCGACATAAACTACAGGATCGCCTATACTAATATTCTCACTAGCGGTAACGGTTTCATAAACATTATCAGCAGTTGTAGTAGGATATTTTTTAAATATTTCAAGTTTGTAATTATTAAATTCTTCTTTAATAATGTCATCAAACTCTAATGTGTATTTTTTTTGATAGTAACTCATATTTTATCCTCCTATTGAACCTTGAAATGTATTTGTCCTGTTAATTGCCGTTACTAAATCATTACCCGCTAATCTGAATACTTGTTCTCCTTGAATAGCGTTCATGAAGTCCTCAAACGTTCCTCCATTTCCTCCCATTCCATTATTCCCATTTCCTCCTGTACCCGTAACACCAACATCACTAGATGATGATCCTTTAATTGATTTACCAAGCGCCCCTGTTACTGCTGCACCCGCTCCTAACATTGCAGCAGCCTTTAAATAACCGGCTCCCTTTGCTACCATCTTTCCATTCCCCGAAATAGCACCACCAACAACCATTGCAGCACCAAGAATACCATAGTATACTGCTTGGGCAGCTAAATCCGCAGATTGTGCAATTAATGTTTCTTTAGTTGCATCCCTTATAGCAGCAGTAAATTTTTTATTCCCTTGAAGAGTTTCTGATATAGCATTACCAAATCCGGCTGAAATATTTTGAGCCAAATCCACTCCCATTTGTTTAACTCCATTAACAAAATCAAATCTCAAATGATCAAAAACTTCTATTCCATCTTGAAATAAAGTTAATTGCTCTAAAAATCCTGTATTATCAAAAATACCCTCCCACTCAAATAAAGACTCATCTGCTGCGCCAATTGTTTTGGGTACTAAATCATTAAGGTTTATATCTTCTGTCTCTAATAACCCCTCACCTCCTTTCCTCATTGGAGTTGGAGTGTCTCCCACATCTGTTTTCTTAGCAATCGCTGCTCTTATCCTAGCTAATGTTGTTAATTGCTTTTGATATTCTTCCTCAGTTACTCCGGCAAGTTTATATTGTATCGCCATTTCTTGAGCAATAGCACTCTGAAGTTTTTCTTGCTCAAGTAAATCACTAATCTTTAATTGATCAATTTTTTGTAATTCTTTTTCAAATTTAAATTCTTCATTAATTAATTCTATCCTTTTTGCAGCAGAACCAATTATCTCCTTAAATGCTGCATCTTGCGCATTTTTTTGATTGGATATCTCTTTTTCTATTTCCTGTAATGCATTAGCTATAAGAGTATATTCATCTGCCTCCTCTTTAGTCATTTTTGTTAGAAGGAGAAACGTATTAGCATCCGTAATTAATTTCTTAAAAGTATCATGCCTTTCTTGTCCTAAACGATTTAATACTCTTTCGGCAGATTTAGCATCTCTTGCAAAATCTATTATTTTTTTTGAGTTCTCTAATACTTCCTTAGTTTGTATGCCGTACTTCTCGTTAAAAATTTCCTCCTTACTTTGTATTCCAAGTGCTTCTCTTACTGATTTAGCCATTTCAGCCATAGCAACGATGTCATCATTAACTTCCTTCAATAAGTCATTTAATCCACCAACAATCACAGTAGCAAATGGCTTTAATGCACCACCCATGTTTTCTTTAAATTTCAAAAAATTAGCATCTAATTCTTTTAATTTACCCGCATATGTTGAGGTTGCTCTAATTGCATCACCTAAGATTCCCGCAGAAGTCATTGCCCTCATTATGACATTTAACCTAGCTTGAGTTTTAACTACTTCACTAGTATTTTGTACCGTGGTTTTTAAACCCATGTTGTACAATTCCTGTTGAAGAGCAGTTTGCTTTAGATTTATACCATACTGATCAAGAACTTCGGGGGAACCCGCTAATGCTGCTATAAATCTTTTCTGTGCATTTGTATCCTGTATACCAAAGAAACTTGCTAAATCTACTGATAGTCTTTGCATACTAACAGACATATTAGCAGCCTCTTGTGATCCAAAACCTAATCCTTGAAAAAATGAATTAAATGATACGGCACCCTTTTTTAAGATTGTCGTTGATCTACCTAAAGAATCAGAAAGTTTATTTAATTCTAATTCTATTGAATTAGATAAAGCACCAAAACTTCTTTCAAAACTTCTATTAACTGTTTCTAATTCAGCAGATACTTTAACTAAGTCCTTGCCAATTGTAAATATTCTTGAAGCAGAGTATGCACCACCTACTGCACTAAAAACACTTCCGAGTTTTTTTAATCCCGACTGCATTCTATTTAAGCCACTAGTGAAACCCTTAGTGTCCGCTATGGTTTTTATTATTAATTTTTGTTCATCAGCCATAATACAAATTTAATTAATATTAAATAGGCAATTGCACAGACTTCCCTAGAACACTTTCAATCTCTTCCTTAGATGGAAATTCAACCTTTTTCTTATGTTCTTTATCGTGAGGTAATTGGAATAAATCTTTTGGTTTTATAACCTTTTTTCTGCCCATAGAGCAATTGGCTACCATTGTGGATTGGTACCTTATTCTATCCCAATCTTGGTTTTGTAGGTATACATGAGATTCTAATAACCTTATAAAATCTGCCCAAGTCAATAACCAAAAAACTTCGGGCATTATACCCAAAGTTCCTATTGCTTGATCTAGAATGTCCTCAAAAGTTGTTAATTTTTTTTTAAAACTTCTTTATCAGTTGCTTCAATTACATTCCTTGAAACACCGTTATTAGAGTCATTTTTTAATTGCCTAGATGCTAACATTGTTTTTGTAACTAACTCTGAATCCTTATCACTCATATCTAGAACCCAATCATAAAAATCATGTATGTCATAATCTAAATTATTTCCATGCTTCTCATCATAAGCCACACACCCCGAATACATTAACCAACAAAATGCTTTCTGTTGTTTTCTTCCATTAAAGACTTCCTCTATTTGAGTAATCTCAATATCCATACCTTCACAAAATATTGCATAAGTATTCATATTGAATATTACTCCTCTCTTCTTTCCACCCATGCTAATTAAGCAAGTGCCTCTGTGTTTGTTTGTTGCCATAAAATTTAATTAATTAGTTAATTATGTAGGATAAGTTGGAGGACTAGTAGCACCAAGCGACAATACACTTGTTCCTTGAAGTGAACCACTAAAGCTAACAGGCTGTTCTGCTTCAGCACTTTCCTCTAAAGAAGTAATGAAAGCATCTCCATACCAATAAGCACCACTTTTGCCCCAAGCTATTTTTATTTTATCTCCATTCTTAAAGTATTCCCATAGAGGTAGAATGTTTATTGCGGTATTCGGATCCGCTGACGCTACATCCAAGTCAACCAATGCCTCAAAGTCTATCGTCCAAGATTTCATTAAAGAGAGTGATTCACTCCACCCACTAGAATCTTTAGTTGATACATCACCCATCTCAGCAGCTAATGAAAGACTAGCAGATTTTGATAATCCTATTGCTATCCAAGTAGGAGTTGTTCCTCCAACTTTTACTGAAGGTATGTATAGTGTTAATTCTGTTCCGTTAATTGCAGCCATTTTTTAATATTTTACTCAAAGATAAATAAAAAATACATAAAGTATTATGATGCTACTCCTGTAATAGTAAAATCAGCATTATAAAACATAGCACCCTCGTTATTAGCAACCAATGAGTAGTTATTTACTCTACACATACCACTAAAAAGAGTATAATTTGAATTAGTTATTATATCAAATCTAACTTTCTCCCTTGTTATTAATAATTCATCTAATGTTACTGATGGATTTGGCTCAATGGCACCATCCTCCCAATCAACGTTAAATAATTCCCAATAATAATCTGTTGTGTTCCAAAACTGAGTGCTTCTATCTAAGGCGAGTAAGCCTTCAACAGAAAAACTGCCCGACTTATAACCCATCATAAACTCTTTCCAACCACTTGCCGAGGTTATGTAATCAACATCATCCCAACTTAAATTAGCTGATTCCCAATTTAAATCTGCCGACTCCCAATAATAACCATCCCCTACAATCCTCTCGCTAGGTACTTTATAACTTGCATCAACCGCATTACCACTAAATCCAATAGAATGAGATTTTGAAAGTAAAAGTTTATCATTATCAATATATAGGACGAATAATGTACCATTAAGCATCGCTCAGAACATTTGCTTCAAAAACTAAAGTTTTAGTAAAATATTCATATTGTCCGTCATCATCCTCTAGATATCTTTGATTAGTTTGCTTGAACATATACATTGTATCATCACCAAAATCTGATACGGCATTCCTTACTCTTATTCTCTGAAGAATAGAATTAGAAATATCATCAGAATCATCTTGCCCACCAAAATTTAAGGGAAATTTAGTGTGTACTTGGACTTGTACCTCATACACACCCCCAAATCTATCTTTTAAGGAATCATCAACCATTCCGGTTGCTTGTACAACAATGTAGGGATAAATCGTCTGATCAGTAGCTTTATTAACCACAGTAACCGCACTAGCATCATGAATTATATTATTGTATAATAATCCATAAATATATGCCCTTACACTTTTTGTACTATCATTCATATTCCTCTAAACCTTCTAGATATTTATCAAAGAGAACCAAAAAACTTGGCTTTATCCTAAGATGCTTTATATCCTTTATGTTGATTTTATCCTTAATTACACTAAACTCATCTGACTTATCGTA